ATCTGGGTAAAGTGCAACTCCTGAACCTGCACGCCGCTTCCGCCCAGGTCGATAGCCATGCGAAACCAGTTAACGCCTTTATTCAGGTAGTTCGGGCTGAATAACCACTGCTGGAAGGCGCGCGCCTGCGGCAGAGTAAATATCCAGCGGACGTTCCATGTCACTTTCAGGTCGTCGGTTAGCGGCTGGAATATCACAGGGCCAACTGCCGGACTGTCGCTCTGGAAGCCGGTGTCTGGAGTCATGTTCTTGCTGGCCTTCTGTGAAAGCGGGAGCCAGTCCGGATAATCAATAATTGCCATCAGCCCTGACCTCTCGCCTTACGTTTCACGTTAAAATTGCTCACTATGCCCTGGCTTACAGGGCCGCCGTTGTTCAGGTCGGCAACAATCATGTCTATCGTCACCCCGCCATTTCCGTCAGATGATGCCTGCGCGTCAACCGTGGCGCCGGAGTAGTTCTGCACATTGAGCTGGACATTGATGCCCCCGCCGCCCTGCAAGTCCTTGTTGCTGATTACCGAACCGTTATCGCCGGGGATCATGTACTGCCGGCCATTGCTGGCCTGATAGATTTCAGGAAGACCACTTTCGCCAACCTGGTACAAACCGCCAGCCGATACCGGGCCACCATTTTTACGCGCTCCCGCCAGAGCCATTGCCTGAGCGCTACCTACAGTAGTAGCCAGGGCTGCATTACCTGCTACGGCAGCCCCACCGCTAGTAGCAGTGGCAGCGAGAGCTGCAGGTGTAGCCCATGCCGCAGCTGCCGCCAGAGCCTGGGCAGATGTTGCTGCTACGGCAGCGGTACCTAAGGTTTGCTGGATGATAAGGTTTTTGGCGTATTCAACCCCCATCTGAACGATAGAGTTAATTACACTGTTGAGAATAGTGTTACCCAATGAGCGCAGGGCATCGTCAACGCTCATTGTGCCCGTTAACAACCCTGTGAGCGCGTTAGAAGCATTGCCAGCAAAAGCATCTACAGCGCTGGTCAGCATGTCATAACCAATGCTTTGCTGGCTTAACAACTCCCACTGAGCGGCAGTTCTTTGCTGCTCGTACTGAGTGTCAGCAGCATTTTTGAGCGCCAGTGCATTTTGATGCGTGATAACTCCTTGTTGCTCATACTGCTGAATGAGCGCCAGTTTTTGCGCATTTTCATTAGCAAGCTGCTGAACTGGATCAACAGTGCCTGCCGCTTGCTGTTGCGGAGTTACAACCTGATTTGCGCGAATTTTTGCAAGATTAGCCTGATGCGTCGCTTCAAGCTGTTCGGAGGTTGCATTGTATTGCTCCTGGCTGATTTTTTTCGCAGCCAAAGCTGTTTCAAGGTCCTGAACATCCTGTTTATAGCTGGCGTTTTCACGCGCCTCTGGCAGTAACTTCTCTGCAGCGGCCTGCGCCTTGAGTGCCGCGGCTGTGTCATAAGCTTTTGCTGCATACTCGCCGGCCAGATTGATTTGCTCCTGGGTTGCTCCTTTTCCCAGCGATTGCTGTGCGGTAAGTATGGACTGCTCGCGGCTCAGCTCTCCGGTGCTGTCTCCCGCCAGTTCTGACTGCTGCTTCAGGTCTGCCAGTTTCTGCGCAATACTCTCCACTTGACTGACGGATTTTTTTTGCTCACTGGCGGTCGCTCTGGTTTCCTTTTTCAGTTCACTCTGCGCCTTTTGCGCGTCGTACTCTGCAGCTGCTCTCTGACGTGCAAGGTTAACCGCCGCATCATCGCCTCCCAGCGCCCTGATTTCCTTCTCAACTTTGAGCTGAGCGCGCTTTCTCTCGTCAATCTCACCTTCAATTTCAACCTGGTCGAGAAGCTTATCCAGATAGTCCTGAACATTTTTGGGTCGCTCAACCTTAAGGCTGGAAGAGTTGAATTTATCCTTTTGTCTGGAAGCGAAATCCAGTGCATTACCAAACTGGTTCATCAGCCCTGCGGCAACACCTGCCTCATGACCATCGCGACGAAGCAAATCAATCCCTTGGCTGAGATTCCCAGAAAGTTGGGCCTGAGCCATTCCTAAGGTGCTTTTGGTCCGGCTTAGCTTGGTTTCCGCTGTATCAACATCACGCGCAGATCGCGCAACCTTGTCTTGCAGCTCCGCCACAGATTCTGATGCAGAGTTATACGCCCATGAGCCCTCAGTGGCATTACTCATCGCCTGCCTGGCGTTATAAAGCTGATTGACATTTTCCTGGTGTGCGTTCCTCAGGTCGTTGAGGTTATCAACCTGATTCCTGATGGATGTATTTAGATCGGCAATTGTTCCCTGCAGCTGGGTTTGGTTCATCTCGCGCATTTTGGAGATAACACCATCCAACTTGTCGGCCAAATCAATGCTTTCCTGCTTAGCCTGTTGCGCCTTTTGATAGAAGTAAAAGATCGCGGCGCCAGCCAGCATTGCTACCCCGGCAGGACCGCCAATCAAGCTCAGGGCACCACGTGCAAGCCCAATACTTACGGATGCCGCACGAGCCGCTGCTGCTGCCTGAGTCTGTGCAGCAGCCTGTGCCATTTCAGCCTGAGCGAGAGACAGGGACGCGTTACGCGCAGCGGTTTTTGTTGCGATCAGGTTTTCCAGCGCGAGCGCTTCGGCTGAGCTGCCTCTTGCTACGTTATATTCTGCCTGGGCGAGGTTCATCGCTGATATAGCTGCCTCTTTATCCGCAAGAGAACGGCGCACTGTATTGTTAGCAGCAACGAGCGTAGCTTGTGCTGTTTGGTTTTCAGTAAGCAGGCGAGCCCGGCTAGCGGCAATATCCTGCACCTTCGCAGCAGTAGCCATAGCAATGGATCCAGCATATCGGCCGCCCATTACTGCTGCGGCGAGCGTCAGTACACCGCCCAGAGCCTCTATGTTTTCACTCATGGTGATAATGCCGTCGCTGAATATTTTAACTCCAGTTTTGACGGTGGAATTCTCACCAAAGAATTTCGTAACGTTGTTACCTGCAATTTCCATCGACTGGCCTATGGTGGCTGTCGTTTTTGCAAATTCAGCCCCGATTTCGCTACCCTGTGATAACAGGCCATTAACGATAACATCGGTCGTCAGTTTACCCTCAGCTGCCATGTTGCGTAACTGGCCGATCCCAACTCCCATTGAATCGGCTAGAGCGATCATGAGGCGGTTGCCCTGCTCATTTACAGAATTGAACTCATCTCCGCGCAGCGCGCCAGAGGCAAGACCTTGAGCCAGCTGAGTGATGGCGTTGCTGGCTTCCTCTGCACTTGCGCCTGATACAATAAAACCCTGGTTGATTATTGTTGTTAGCTTGGCTAGTTGGTCAACGCTAACCCCGTAGCTACGAGTTGAGCGCTCCAGGCGAGCGTAAAGCTCAGCCGTAGATTCAAGACCTGAGCGTGTTCTCTGAGCAATATTGAAAACTCGCTCTGTAACATCAGCCAAGGTTTCAAATGGGGGGACTGAATCACGAACTGCGTTTGAGAGCTTGTTGCTTAAATCCTGCCATGCCTGAGCATACGCGCCGACTTGCTGAACAGAGAGCGCCGCGAAAACCCCTTTAGCAACACTGGAAAGATCAGAAAATGCGCCTTCAATGGATTCAACCGATCGCTCAGTTCTGGCTAAGCTGCCCTGCAGATTACGCATGTCATTGGTCATATCCTCCAGGGCGGAGTTGATTTGGCGCTGCCCATTCAAAAGGCCTGACAAATCAACCTCTACGTCATATACGATAGTGCCAGCGCTCTCTGCTGCCATTTACTTATCTCCGGGCATAAAAAAACCCCGCCGGAGCGAGGTTGATGAAATATGGTTTTGCTATTTGTAAGACGTTTTGCCAGGGTTAGTCAGCGCCTGATTGACCACTACGCCATCCCTGATTAGCACTTCAAGCGTCTTCTTTGTTACATCAACTTGAGGTTTGGTACTAAACATTCGCACAGCCGCATTAGAGGTGACGTATTCGTAAACCCACTTAACGTCATGCTCGTTAATGACATCTTTTTTAACGGGCTCCCCCATCAAGCTAAGCAAGTCCCCTTGCGTTGTTTTTCCAGCCACAATTTGAGTTGCCTTGTTCTCGTCGAAATCTCTTCCGCTGTGAGCAGTACTGCGGAATACACACCCGGATACCAGTACAGACAACACAACAACAAATAGAATCTTTTTCACACCCCTATCCTCATCAGTAACAAGTGAGATAAATCCTAGCGAGGATAGAGGGCAAAGGGAAGCAAGAAACCATCACGCTGAGAATTCAGGCAGCCTTTGCTAGTCGTTTCGCCTTCTTGGCCATGTATTCATCAGCTACTTGCTCATATTCTTCCCTCGTAAACCCTTTCTGGTCCGGGTATTTTGCAGCCAGCAACATTTGAAATTCTGTCATGCTCAACTGCTCGGCTTCCTGACGACTCATTCCGAAGTGGTTGCGAGCGGCGTTGATGTACTCAAAGGCATTAAACTCGGTCGTTGCCTTGCCTGCCTCGTGGCGTTGCAGTTGGCGCACCTTGGCTTTTCCGATAATGCCGTGGGTAATTAGCGACTGAGCAATCAGCACGATGTTTTGCATCGGCACTTTACCTTTGCGATACACCATGCCCCACCTCCCGCTCTTACCCGGCACCAGTTCACCGGTCAGTGCAGAAACATCACGCTCACAACAGGCCTGCATGACGTTCATCGCCGCATAGATGGTTTGCTTTGCGAATTGTGGTCGCCCCATGTAGCGCAGGAGCCATTCAGGAATCACGCCATAAGCCATCAGCGCCTTCTGAAGGAGTGGCGTAACCTCATCGTTATGCAGATGATAAAAGGCCTGCACAATCTCCTGAGGGTCGCCGATTCGCGTCATGTTAATGAATGATGGGCGGAAGAAGTAATCATCATCGCCCACAGTAATCAGGCATTCTCCAATCTCTTTAACAGGGGTCATATGCACTCCATAATCATTATCAAGGCCGGTCGTAACCGACCTTTGGAATGGCTACGAAGCGGTGACTGTAACCGCGCACGTACCGGTAAAGTTGCCATCATTTGATGTAAACGTAACCGTTGCAGTACCTGCGGCAACACCAGTAACCAGACCAGTAGAGTTCACGGTCGCCTTCGTGGCGTCTGATGTCTTCCATGTGCCTGACCTGTCTGTCGCATCAGAAGGATTAACCGTGCCTGTTAACTGGCGTGTTGCGCCGACAGCTAGTGAGGTAGTTGCCGGAGTCACCGTTACACCGGTAGCAGGAACATTGGCATCAGTATCGAACACCTGGAAAGTGCTGGCATCGGCCACTTTAAATTCCGTTGAAAAAGTTACGATGTCATTACTTCCGCCGTCTGAACTAAGCGCATTAATTAACATGTAACCTTGAAGAGTAACTGCCCCGAACTCCATGCGAACCCAGAGCGTAGGCTGGCGCGCCGCCTGAATTTCAGTATTGAAGTACTTAATGAGGCGATATACGCCATACTGGTCGAGTTTATCGTTTTGGCGTACTTCACCTTCAAACGAGATCGTCAGGTCAGCGTTCGTTACAATGCTCTCAACATAACCTTTCGTATCATCTGCGTCAGAGGTGACAGAATTTGGTGACATATCGAACGATTTTGTAGTCCCGGCAGCGAGCGCCTTCCATTCAGACTCTTGGGGGACGACGTCCGGGCAGCCGTCCGCGACTTCGAGCACAATGGCTCGTCCGAAAAGTTTTGTGTTATCAGTTGGGCAGATAGCCATAACTGTTATTCCTCTTTCTTTAGGCAATAAAAAACCCGCACTAGGCGGGTTCGTTTGTTAAACCATCGCTATCTGCCATGGTTTTCATGATATTCATACTCTATTTCGGCTTTCTTTCTGGCCTGCACGGCGTCTTCAAAAGTGTCAAAATTACCAAGAGATTTTCTTTTGTTTTTATGGCTATTTATGTACGCCCTGAACTTCCCTGTATCCTTTCTCTGAACAACACCTACATGACCACTAGTGTTGCTAGAGTAAGTGATCATATTCCTCATATTCTGAACGCGATCAGTAACCCTGAGGTTGCTAAATCTGTTGTCTGTCCTACATCCGTTGACATGGTCAATCATCCCGTCTGCATAAAAACCAGTCATGATTGCATAACAAATTCGATGAGCTGGGTATTGCTTACCATTTAACATCACTTTCAGGTAGCCATATTTGCTTACAGAGCCAGCTAATTTACCAAAAAATTGCCTGTGATAGTTCTCAAACCCCGCACCGCCCTTGAAATGGCTTCTTGGCCTTTTTTTCCATGTTAGCGCGCCCGTATCAGGATTGTAGTGCAAGCATTCTTTTAGATATTTGACGTCTAAGTGATCCAATGGAGAAAAACTATCTTTCTCCATTGCAGGATTTTCAATGTGACTTTCTGACAATGATTGCGGAACGTACTCAGAAAGGTTAATGACTCTATTATCACGCTTATCGCCATTTAAGTGATAAACCTTTGAGGTCGGCAACCTTCCATGAAAAATAGTGAAAATTATGTCATGTAAATAATACCAGTCGCACCCTATCTTGACTGATATTGAGGTGTCTGGCCTTTCGAATCCGGCGATCTTATTCGCGAATCGGTTATTTACGCTTACCTGTGCCGCCTTAGTTTTAAAGTGACTGAGCGGCCTGCATTTCCAGAGAAGAGTTCCATTTTCTGGATCGCAGTCAAAGCATTCTTTTAAAAACTCAGGCGTGATTCCTTTTGCAGCTAAATTTCTCATTACAACCTCGTCAAAGTTGCTCGTCATTTGATGGGTGTGGCAACCCGGCGACGAAACCGGGCTTTCGGGGATCAGCCTAGCCACTTCTTTATTATACTCTTTTATTCCCCATACAAAACAGCGAACTGCAGGCGCCAGACCAGGCGACCTTCTGTTGTGAGTACCGGCGCAGGGATTCCGCCAATATTCTCGATATGTCCGATGCAGTCGTTAGGCGTGGGGAATTTCTGGACGTAATCGATGATGTCGCTAACCGCTTCCTCAGTGGCTCGGAAGTTATCTACCGGACTGATTACATCGACCATGACGTAGTATTCAGAGCCGAGGTCATTGCGTATCGCAGAGCCGCCATTAGGGCGGAATACGATGAACCGGTCAGCCTTATTTCCCGTATCTCGCCAGACCAGCATTTGCACCACCGAGTTATCGCAGAGGCCAGCAGCACCAAACAACTCGCGTACACGGACGTGCATTTGCGGAGTCATAAGGCCATCTCCTTGCGAATAACGGCATCAACCTGGCTTTTTGATTCCTCTGCCGCCTTAGTCAAAAACTGCGGTTCGCCTGATGGGTCCCAGTAATTCCCGCCACCCTGAGATGCTGGTCGGGGTCTTCCCTTAAGGGTTCCTTTGGCCTCATGGACATAAAGCGCATAATTAGCGGAATAACCAATCCTGCCAACAACTCGCGTTCCGTCACTGCCTATTTCCTGGAATAAGGAGTTTATGAGGACAGATGTTTTACCGACAGGCGTTCTTGCCGCAGAAAGAGGGCCGATAATGGCGAATGCCGACTTCAATGCCCTTAAAACCTTTCTTCCTTGGATGTCACCAATTAGCGCATCCAGATTTTGCTGAACCTGACGGACACCTTTAATCTTCACGCCCATATCAGACTCCAGTCAAAATTGCATAGTCATCTGCGATTCGCTCAAACGTGTCGGCGTAGCGGATAACCTGCATCACTTCATCAGCACCGGCCGCAATAGGGTCAACCTCATCGGACTCGCCAATGAGGATGTAATCGCCCTTCTTTGCCTCTGCGTACTCAGTCCAGTGCGTGTTTTTGATGTTCATCTCAATGCCGATAGCGCCGAGACGAGCCGTGGCTGTACTTCCGTAGTCGCACATGATGACTTCTGGCGGTGCAAACGACGCATCACCATACTCGTCGGGCTCCATGCTGCGCCAGATTGTCGCCTTGGCGGTGTATGACCAAGAAGCTACTGATGACATAGCTATTCCCTCCAGGCGATGACAGACGGATTCGCAGCAGCGATGCGCGGGCAGTGAATCACCCATTTTCCGCCGCTATTTACATGGCCTGTGGTCTGCCGGTCATTTGAAGTTTTTATCCAGACGCGGGTGAATGGTTTTGGTTGCTTCTGATTGGCGTCATTCCACGTCATTAGCGCCCCCCGCTGCACATGCAGCCACCTTTACCAATCCAGATACCTGCAAAAGCCTGCTGAGTGGGGTTGTCGGGGATTAATGCAGTTGCGCAGCCATTTTTATCAAGACCTCTCAACAGAGCTAAGGAACCCTTCCACCTGTCGGAAAAAGATTGATAGCGGAACGACCTCGAAGCACCTGACGGGGCTGACTGAGAGCTGATATAGCGATCGCCCTGCCCCAGCCCCATCAGTCCTAACAAGTACATCTGAATGAGTAACGCAGTCGCTGGCGGATAGTTGGCATCAAGACATTCCTGAATGCTGTTAACCTGCTCAATCAGCGCATCAAGAATAAAATCGGGCAGCGTGATGCCGACCGACGATAGATATTCCTTCGCCTGTGCTGTGGTAATCATGCTGACCTCAAATATCAGCCCTCCGCAGAGGGCATAAAAAACCGCCATCGCGGCGGCTGTTATTCAGCAGGGAAAAGCTTATCGAGTTCGCCTTCCGGCAGCAGCTCTGCCAGCTTATCGGCGCCCAGATTGCCTTTGTAATCGATGCCCAGCTCATCAAGCCGCTTAGTAATCGCCTGCTTGCGGGCCTGCTTTTCCGTGGAGGCATCAGGCGTGGACGGAGTCAGCTCTGCTGATGCTTTACCGGAAAGCTTACGGACATGCGATTTCAGTGAAGGATGCAGCTTTTCCAGCTCAACTACATCGCCAAGAGAAACGCCATGCCACGGTCGGGTTACTTCATATTTATCAGCCATGTTTTATCCCTTATGCCAGATTAGCGCCGTAGACCACACCAGACAGGCCGTCGCCGTCCTTTTTAATCTGCAAGCCTTCAGCAGACATGATCTGGAAGTTGTAGTTGCTCTGCGGCATCAGACGAGGAAGCGGAACAACACCAACCGCCATGCCAACCAGTGGTGAAATCACATCCTGACGACGCTGATAGCCGAAGAACTCATTGCCGCTAAGCGCGAAGGTTGGGCGGATTTCTTTGGCCGGGATGAAACGAGAGATGGCATCAGCCACAGTGCCGCTTACCAGCGCGTTGTTGCCTGAGTTAACGTTGATGAGATATGGCTTGGACATGTTTGCCCAAATCTCAGCGCTCACCCACAGGACATCATAGGCAGCGACTTTGTTACGGCGAGCAGTCAGGCCAAAAGCACCAGTCGGGCCGAAGAATGCAAGCATGTCAGCCGGTGAGGCTGTGGTCAGGTCGATATTCGCGCCGCCTGCGCCGCTACCGAGGTTAATCTTCGCAGTATTTCGGTGGTTACGGATACCCTGACCTTTGTAGCCATCGACAGAAATGCTGTCATCACCATTCAGGTAGTAAGCGACGCGTTTTTTGTGGAACTTGCGCATCTTGGCCGCCTGAGAGTCCAGCGCCAGATCGATACCAACAGTGCTCAGGCCTGCAGCGTGACGCCAGTTAACGCCATAACCTGCAGTAAATACCGGGATTGGGTCGCCATCTCCGCCGTATTCGGTGTGGTCGAAGGAATATGGCGCCTGACCATCAATGCTGATTGATACGTCATCAGCAATATCACCGGAAACGGTATAGAGCTTGGCGGTTTTGCCGATAGGCAGCACGGTCTGTACGCCTAACAGGTCGTTGATGATTTCCATGCCATCTTCTTGATCGCGCATCTGGATAATCTGGCGGTCAATCTCAGCCCAGAATTCGCGAGTGAAGCCGCCAACAGCGTTAGCTGCCAGCATTTCGGCGGTCATGCTTGGACGATAGGCTTTAACCATCATGTCATGCTGATGATTAAAGATGTTGCGGTTTGCCCACAGCTCGTTCCAGTGTCCGCGCAGTCGGCTGTTTGCAGCCAGTGTTTCAGCGGTAAAATACATTCTTATTCTCCTGATTAAGCGCCAGCGGCTGCGGCAACGGTGCCTACGCGAGCGCGTACGCGGATTAAATCGGTAGTGCTGGCGGCGATGGTCGCGTCATCCTGGCTGTAACCAATCACTGAGTCTGTGTCGGCTGTCGCCTTGGTAAACTGACCATCAGCGCCCAGCTTGATCGGGTCATCTTTCGCGTAGGTACCAGGCACGCAGCGTAATGCCAGCTCACGACCTTCTTCCAGATAATTACCCACAGCAGAATCACCGGCCGGAATCGGCTCATTGACCGTTAACCCTTGGTGATAGCCGGTTTCAACGATGTAGAGACGACCCGCCAGATCGGCTGCCTGTGCAAACTCATTGTCATCGTTAATGACAACTGCAGTTCCGGGCAAAGTATCAGCCGCAACAACGCGTGTTTCGGTCTTGTACAGTGACTGACCGTCAATATTGATTCGACGATAACGTGCCATTACGCAGCACCTCCAAAGTAGGTTTTAAAATCAGGCGCACCGGTTTCTGCCTGGTTCTGTGCAGAGTTGGTGCCCAGCGGCGCGGCTTCGCCCAGAGATTTGAACATTGCTTCGAGAGCTTCACCTGACAGCGCGTTGGCAACGACTTCGCCGTGTTTGGCGGCAACAGCTGCGCGTTTGGTTTGCTCTTCAGCGCGTGAATTAGCAGTCAGCGTTTCTGATAGCTTTTCATGGTTAGCCTGCAGTGCTTCAACCTTCTCAGAGAGCGGCTTAATTGCCTTCTCCGTATTGGTAGCCACAGCCTCACCAATCATGCTGCCGATCGTTTCCAGTTCTTCTTTGGTTAAAGGCATGTCGCCCTCCGTTTTGTGGTTTGTTGCAGGAGCATCCTGCGGTGTGAAAAGTGATTTGAATTTGTTCGCGACGATGGTGACCCATGACTCCTGACGTGTGACTTTGGTGCCGGTATCGTCAAAGGTGATTTGTCCGCCTTCTGAGGTGTATCCGTAAACCTGAGCATCTCCTCCGTTACGGATGATGATCGCCTGTGAGTCAGTGAAGTCAGCAATCCACGCATAATCGTCCGGGCCGGTTGCAAACTTGTCGCGGGCAGCCTGTTCAAGACGGCGCTCACGCTCGCGATAGCTTTCACCTACCAGCGCACCAGAGTTTGTTTTGATGGATTGCGCCTGGTCAGCGTTAACCATTAACCCCACGCCCTGCTCAGGCTGTGCCGCGCCGACCTCATGCAGCAGAATGGCGTCATGGTCCATCGCGTTGATTTTTGCTACCCACTCAATGCCCTGAGCCTTCTGCTGTTCACTGGCTTCAAGCTGGTCGAGGAATACAGCAACACTGGTATGAATCGGTGGAACATCATCGCCACGCTCAATGGCTGCGACGCGCTCCAGAAGCTCACGACCGCCTTCACTCTGGTTAGCAACCTGAACATCAACCCACTTCTCCGCATAAACCCGGTTACCGGATTTCTTTACGTTGCGGTTCCATGCGCCGATATGGCCTACGTTGATTCCCTCTGGAGAGAAAGCCGACACGAACTTTCCATCAACCGTGGGATGCCCCAGCGGTGCCAGCGTGCCTTCCAAACCCTGATAGTGAGCGTCGATTTCTGATGCGGGATAAAGCCCGCCATTCATTACTACGTTTGCCGGCAGCGTATAGCTGGGCAGAACCAGATGTTCGCGCCCGTTATACGTCTCACGGCGAATAGACTGGCTGTTCACCTTTGTGGTGACGTTAACCTGCATTGTCATTTTTTATCTCCACAACAATGGTGAGATTGATTAGCTGATAATTTCTCTCCCCATGTTTGCTTGAACTCTTTGCGAGCAATTTCCACGACGCTTGGGTTGAGTGGGTTTCCTTTATCATCGGTCATTACACTTACTTGACTGCACTTGCAATTACTCGCTATTATTCCATTAGCAACCATTAGCCCCGACTCTTCTTGGAGATCATAAACATGACCAAAAAACTCACGCCTTCTGACATTGATAATCTCGTCGAGAGATATTCCAGAGGGGATGACATTAGCCTTATCGCCGAGGATTTCGGCATCACCAAAACGACCGTTCATAGCTGGCTGAACAAGCGGGGTGTCGTGAAAAGCAGAAAAGCCGACATCACGGATAAATACAGTGCTGATGAGCTTTTCGCTCGTCATGTCGCTGGTGAAACCATTCAAAGCATCAGTGACAGCATTGGATTCTCCCGCGTCTCTATCACCAGGCTTTTTGAGAAAAACGGCCTTCGTCAGCGCAGTTATTCCGAGGCAGCCATCCTCAGCAACCGGTCCCTCTCTGATGATTTCCGTAAGTTCAGGGCGTCTTTCGCTAATGCTGGCAGAAGAGGCGCAACTGATAGCCCCGAAACTAAAGTCAAGCGGGCCAGTGGGATGCGTAGTAACAGAATTGGCATTTACGAGCGCGAGATAATCGAGCGCCTTACTAGTCTTGGGGTCACATGCGAAGGTCAATACCCGGTCGGACACTACAACACTGACATCTTTATCCATTCCAGCTCCGTCGCCGTGGAAGTCTACAGCTACCACCCCTCGCGAGTAAGAATGGCCGAACTCCATAAGAGAACTGAATACCTCCTCAACGTGGGGCTTAACCTTTTGACCGTTCAAGTGACTTACCCCAACAGAATTTTCGATATCGCCAACGTATGCGACCGCATAATCGCCTTCTCTGATTTCTGTCGCTGCAATCATCCCTCGGGAGGTCAATATGGGGTGATTCGGGGTAATGGTGAGATTCCTGCCAGCAGCAGTCATTATCTCGATCACTTCCCCCCTGTATTTGGCTTTTGACCCAGCAATAAACCTGCCTTGCACCTCTGTGCCAGGCAAGTAGCAGTTAATCGCGTTCCCGTTGATGCTGTACCACTCCCTGACCTCATCTGAGGTGTAGAGGTGTCCATGTCGCAGAGCGTGTGTGCGGCGCGTTGTGGGACTTAACGCTGACAGGTGGAGCAGCCTGACATTCAGCCCTAAATCATCTTCAGCCTGATCATGCTCATCCCATCGTGCGCGCCGTAGTGCCGTAGTGATTTCAGTGCGTGCGATTCGATTGGCTCTGCTGCGCTCAATGTCAGTCTGTGCAGTGATATTTCTGGCAACGTCGCGAGGGTTCAGCCCGCGTCCGATACCGTCTGTCAGCACACGAGACAGATTGGCTTTAACCTGATTACTCAGACCTTTCATCTCTTCGAATTCACGCGCTCTGACCAGTATCAGCCGGGACTGATAGGCATCGCTTAAAAGGATGCTTTCAAGGCTATCCCGGTCAGCAGCGTATGCGGCTGACTGCTGTGCCAGATTGCTGAATTCCTGCGCCGTTCCTCGCTGATAAGCCGTGGAGACATAATCCTGCCAGAACCACAGATTCAATTCCCCGCCCTGCAGCAAAATGTCATCGACGAGCGATTCACCGTTTTGCAGCAGCATGGAGAGAAGTGTCTGGTCAAGGCGAAAGGTGTAGCGCTGGTTTACTGCTGGTTCCGATGGGATTCGGTTGAGTAGCTCGACGTACCCCTTGCCGATTTTCCGTAGCCGCTTACTGAATTCTCGCATTGCGCCACGCTCCAGCCTGTCTGCGCCGGTGGGGTCTTGCTTATTGGCCGGCAATATCGCTGGTTTCGCTGGTTTTTTCGCTTTCTTCGTCATCTTCATCCTCAGTCAGCGGTTTGCCCAGGGGCTCATAACCAGCTGCGACGCGGATTTCATTGGCGGTAAACACCTGCTCGCCCGTTGCCAGTGACTTCTGATTGATGTCGCTCATCTTACTGGCGCTATCCAGCTTATCGGCAGATGACTGCTCGTTCAGGTCATCCCAGACAATGCTGAACTTGGCTACCGGCTTCAGGATTTGCAGGTCGATTAGCTTGTTGACCATGTCCTCAATATCGAATGACAGGTCTGCGCGCCGGGACTGACAGCGAGCGTTGAAGTAAATCTGGTCTTCCGTGCTGGCGCGCTCGCCTGACTGGTTGCCAACGAGAATGCGAGAGGGAATATCAACCGATGCCGCAAAGGTCTTCAGGTTTACATCGTAAGTAGGTGAAGGGTCGGCAACCGAAGTTACCAGAGGCGTAACAGACGCGCCTTGAGTGGTCAGAAGCACATCATTGCCGCTGTTAACCTCTGCGGCTGCCTCATTGAACTTATCCTGCAGCTCAGTAACGCTGACGCCGTACATTGACGCGAGGTTGCTGAAGTTAATCTCTTTGTCGAAATTGACGTTCAGCTGGCGCGCCGCGTTCTTCAGGAAAGATTCACCAGAGCCGCCCTCGACCTTCTCAAGGCTCACAGCCGCGTTGTAGCCTGGCTCCAGAAAACCGATCTCATCATCGGACATGTCGCCGATAATCAGGATTCTGTCAGGGTGTATATCGCGCTGAGCTGTATTCCCGTCAGGCTGAACTTCTGTGTACTGCCACTTGGTGATATTGCCGTTGTTGTCGCGAGCAGTCACCTTTAACGCGCTCGCCCACGCTGGCGTAATCTTCTGCAGCGCACGGCCTTTAACTACCGGCTCATCCCAGCGCTTGTTGTCTTTGATGTGCAACAGAATGCCAGCCCAGCGGCCGACCAAGCGACGCGTATCAGCCTTGGAAAAGGAGCGCCAGAAGCGATGCGTAAGCACCTGGTTGCTGCTCCTCTCCCACGCAGAAAGTTTCCTCGACTTATCAGAAACCTCCCCCTCGATAACTTGCGGGTTTGTTTTCCAGCAATTGGAAACGAGCTTGTTTACGGCGCCGTTAGCGATACCACCGCGGCGATACAGTTTATAGAGATCATGGAAGTCTAAATCTTCCTTGAACCCGTATTCGCACCATGCGCTGCTGCGCTTGGCATCCAGCCCCATGCCGGGGTTAAGCATACCCATGCGCGCACGGGCAAGCCGCAAATCACTGATAGCGTGATTCACCGCCAATGTAAGTTTGTCGGTCATGGTTTGTCCGTTTGGTGGGTTATCTGCCTTGCAGGCGCTTAGGGATCATCATTCCGGCCATCTGGCCCTTACGCTTGATGTGCCCGTCAAGGCTATAGCGGATAGCATCCCAGGTATGCTCGTCGCCATCAGCCAACTTCGGCAGCACCTCACCGGTAATGCGATCGGTTTTGTATGACCACATGCGAGCTTCGCGGGCAACGTTTTTGCAGCGCGGATGTATGATGATTTCATCGAAGCCGCGAAGATGGGCAATGCCATCCTCTACGCTACCTTGCCACTTTTCAGCAGCGGAGATGTTGAAACCCTGACGCTTCAGGTAGCTGATGGTCTCAGGGCGAGCAGAGTCAGCCTTAATCGGCCATTCGCGAGAGCCAGGAATTGTGTCGTAGAGTGTCGGCATGTGATCCAGTTCAGTCTGCATGCCATAGGCTTCATATTCGATATAAAGCCGGTTATGCAGGATGAACGAGCGCGTCAGCGTGTTGGGGTCTTTGGCGAAACCGAAGTCGGCACCGAAGAACAAGCGCTCCGCTTCTTTCCACAGGTTGTCTGAGAATTCAGCGACACGGTATTTGCCAGCCAGCACCTGCTTATCGGAGTTTTCGAGGTAAGCACCTTCCCATACCCACGCGTAAGTTGCCGGGTCAAGGCGCCGCTGGTCGTTTTGCCGCTCACCTTCCAGCACATCAGGGAACCACGGGTTATCCGTGTAGTTCATTTCGACAGTAATGCAGTCGTCACCAGCCTCTTTGCGAAAACGCTTATCAGTGGCGCTGCCATCCCTTTCAGGGTTCCACGTCACCCAAATCTCTGAGCCTTCTTCACGAACGGTCGGGCTGAGTTTCTGCCAGGCTGTTTCGCTGACTGATTCAGCCTCATCCACCCAGCACAGCAGAATGCGCGCTTTCGACTTGATACTGTCGAGGTTATGCCGCAGGCCTGCAAATACATAGCTGACGCGCTTATCTACCGTGCGGATATATTTCTCGCCGATGTCGAAATGCGCAGCCAGCCACGGAACGGAAAGAATCGCCTGCTTCACTTCCTGCATGCTCGACTCTTCCAGCGAGTTCATAAACTCACGGGCACAGAGGATTACGCCGCTCTCTCCATTGTTGGATGCCTGATATGCCTTTACGGCCGTCATCAATGCGAATGTGCGTGTCTTGGCGCTACCACGGCCGCCATGCGAGCAGCGATACCGCTTATTGGTAGCGGTGAATAATGGAGCGAGCTTAGCGGGAATGGGTAACTGGACGGCTTCACTCATGCTTTGGCTCTACAGGCAGCAGCTGGATAGTCGTTGGCTTTGGCGTCATGCTGCCATCAGATGAAATGTTATCGACCACAACCTTGTCCAGGCCTAAAAGTTTAGCTTTACCCATCGTAGCCCCAACTGCTGCTGATGATTGCGGTGTCTCGGCCTGCAAAGCTGCCTGCCTTGCTTCTTCAAGTTCTTCTATCAAGTCATCTACGGTTAAATTATGACGCTGACGATGCTCACCTCTAAGTTCATCGACCCTTACCGTAATCTTACCGTTATTGAGAAGTTCGGCAGCTTTGACATTGACAACTTCAGGTTTCATCCGCTCCGCGTTATAAGCCTTTCGGTATGCCTCAGAAGCGTTTCCAGTCTCTATGTAAGCTTGGCAAAATGCTTCTTGTTTAAGGGTTAAATTACTCATTAAGTAAGTACCCCCAAGATCCAAATAGGTCTGGCCTACAAGCAGCTAACAGCTTCATTCGCTCTATGTGTTTTTCCAGCGCGTCGGTCATCCCGTTCTTCTCGAAAAAATTCTTTAGCTGACCAAACTCACGCTTTAGCTCATAAAGCTTTCGCTTTTCCGGAGTATCAGCACGCTTTGAATTCATCACGCTGGCATTTTTTACTCTTTTGGCGGCGGTCATCGGTATGTGATTTCCACCAATCGAGATGTTTAATAAGTTTGCGCCAGAGATTTTCTGCTTAGCGATTTCCTCAATCTCAGCCTGCTCCCACTCATCAAAGCCGACAACACAATGGATTTTCATGACGGGAACCATTCCACGATTAACTAGTGAGCGTATCCAGCAGGCTGATGGCGTGCGCTTCCTGTTGCGGTCACTGATGTGTTGCTGGAATCTCGCTTTGGGATTTCTACTTTTCCCAACGTAACGAATTTCTCCTGTTACAGGACAGTACAGGCCATAAATCGCTACACCACCATCGGCAAGCAGTGAACAGATGTCAGCAGCCACCTCTGGTAGATAATCAGAAGGGCGGCCAGCGTTAGAATTGGTCGCCATAACTATTCCTTACTCTGTTGTCTCTTCAGCCGAATCTGTTTCATCGACTGGCACCTGTGCTTCGGTTTCGGTCTCTGGTTGAGCTTCAGTCTCAGCCTCTTCCGGCTCAGGCACATATTCCATCTTCAGCACATCATCAGGAGCCAGATATACCCAGGCGCCATCTTCACGGGCAACGCCGATGAAGCCGTTAACGATTTCCGGTTGTGACCGGTTCATCAGGCCTTCATGGGTCTCGCCTGACTTTGTGGTTACTGTAATGCGGTAGGTGTCAGCCATATTGGCTCTACTCCGTGAAGGTGGTAACTACTGCTGTCGCGCTCTGACCGGATGCGACACGCAGATATAGCGACACTGGCGGGCTGACATTTATCACCCTGTCTGCACGATGCCATGCTTTACTGTCTGCGCTGTCTGCATATTCAATGAATCCCTCTGACACGGTCACATGCGCACTGTTCGTGCCATCTGTTATCTGTACCGGAGTGAGTGTTACTGCTACGCGTTCTGACATCGTTATTTCCTCATCTCAATCCGTTGAATGTAGCGTTCGCCCCAGTTATTGGTTGCAGGGGGCAGCTTGAATGTATCGCCGGTTATCTGATGCGTGTCGCTTGTGCCGTCGCTAAAATGAATCAGCAGCGAAGAGAAACCAGCGGTTTGCACTGTCACGGATGAAGCAGCTCGTTTACCCTGCGCACCTGCAGCAGAGATAATCGGTGATGTTGCCAGCGTGCCTGCTTCAATTTGTGGATAAGCAGCACTGAACCCCGCAGCTGTATCAGCGATTACCACTGGCACAGAGTCATCCGTCACGGATGTGGGCGATGTCAATAACCCGTTATTAGCTCCGAAGTACGGGAATGCAGCTCGGAATATAAACGCCTCATCCGACACGATTGTTGTTGAAGCAGAAACGTAGCCGCTTCCTACATAACCAACCTGCCGGTTGTTGATTCCGATGTTTTGAAATGTATTACCCAAGAAGCCGGCACGAAACGCCAGATTATTGCGCCCCCTGTGCATGAGCATCAGAGAGTAAGTAATATTCCCTGACAGAGCGCCTGACGTCCGAAATTGAGTCCGGTGAAATACAGATCCGGAACCAGACTCACGATATTCTGTAAATCCGTCAGAACCAGGCAGGCTGGTCATATTCTCCAGCATGATAGAGCCAAACAGGTTTGTTGCCGCTGGTTCTGGCTCATGCCGTCCAACCGCTACGCCATTCACATATTCAATCGGCCATTCATTCTCTGCTGAGGTGCTGAGCTTTTCGTCAGAACCGAGATAGCTGTGGGCGGGACCGGTATAAGTCAGGCGGCTATCAAGCTGGCTGGCGGTCAGGTCAATTACGACATTCTGTTGGGCTGGTTTGATCCTGCCAACAGTAACGGCCTCTGGCGCCCAGATGCCGCGATGCTTACCCCCAATCATTGGGGCATAGGGGATAGTGATCATATTCGTTTCCATTAAACCGATGTCGCGCTGCTTCACAGCAGTGCTAACCGTTATCCCTTGTCGGAGGGTTCTTCACTTAAGAAGGTGCGAAGCGTATTCAATAAGGTAAAGCTTTGGTGTCAGCCAGATTTTCAGCCAGGCCAGATCAACCCACATCAGCGGCACCAGAGTGAAGACCCACCCAATCAACAAGAACATCACCTCAGGGTGCTCAATGAAAGTATCGCCCGCCCACTCCTGCCGGAGGTGTTTAACAACGCGCCAGGAAACATACTGCGCACCGGAAAAAATAACGATGCCCAGCACAGAAAAGATAAGGCTCACAGTGAAGTTCCAGACGAGCAACTGGTGGATAACATCTGGTAACTGGGCCTGACTGAAGGAAACAGCGGCATCAATGCCGTTGCTGGCTTTCTGAAGCAGGTCAGAAAGAATTTTGTTAGCCTGCTCGTTCATATTGATTCCCTGTAATGGTTAGCAATCGTCGTCTGGTTGAGCCACTGCGCGACAGGCAAACATGCAAGCTTTCTGCATTTCTGTCTTAGCCATTGCCGCCCACCGCGGGTCTGCACCTGTTTCTTTTGCCGTGTCCAGCAAGTTTAAAAAGTGGCGGCTTACATCCTTCAGACGGTTCATTACTTCAATGTCGCCTGGTGTTAAGGTTCGGTAGCCCTTTACGGTACTGCCATCCTGCGGTTTTGCTTCATTCATAGGTTATTTACCTTTTCCGGGAGGTTACTGCGGGCACAAAAAAGCCCCGGCAGGAAATTCCTGTCAGGGCTGGGTTTCGGCCATAAAAAAAGCCGCTGTTAAGCGGCTTCCAAAAAGGTGACTTCATTCGGATTTCGTACACCTTTTTAAAAGTGTATTTAGTATACATATACGACCAGCATCTTTTGAAAGCTGTCCTTATGTACACTGGGTCAAACTTTAGCTACGCTGAATATCGGTGAGTATTCACCGCCTTGAACGAATAATGCCTTGCATTGCCTCTGTAAGTGTCTGGATTTCCACTTTCAGAGGTTATTTTTTTATCTTGCAGGCCGAAGTATACTCACATTCCCACTGATAACTAGACTTTCCTGTATCTTTACAAAACATCATTTCAAACATTGCTCCCTGACGTATTCCTGCAGGCCCGCTATCTGTTTTTCAGCGAGTTCGATTCGACTTCTGAGAGTGAAATAATCCCGTTCAGCGGCGTCAGTAAGTCGGGCGCGGGCTGCATCATCCATGCCGGAGGTGCCGGGCGTTCCGTTCGTGGCGCATCTGGCGTTGAGCTGCAACCGGCGCTTGCCAGTAGCAACGTCATCGCGCAGCTGATCGATAGTCGCTTTAGCATCAGCAAGTTCCTTCGTGTATTTCTCATCAAGGGCAGCAACGCTTTTCTGCCTGCGCTGCAGGTCGCTAATGGTCTCCTGACGCTGTTCTGCCAGGTTAATCGCACTGACATATTCTGTGTAGTAGTGATGGGCTATTGAGCCGAACAGCACCACGCAGCACGCCAGAAGGAACCACAGCAGCGAGCGCCAGTTATTTGCCAGCCAGATCATCAGCACTCTCCGCCAGGCATAATGAACGTTCCATATCGCGGCGATTCATCAGACCACGCCACTTCATGCCACCGGCATAGACCCAGCGGCGGAGTTCTTCGCAGGCGCCATCAACATCGCCAGAGTTTAGCTTTTTCAGAAGCGTTGATTTAGAGAACGCGCCGATACCGACGTTATAGGTAAAGCTGTAGATGGCGGCGCGCTGGTATTCGCCCAGCGGCACCTTTACCAGAGGATCGACCTGAGCCTTCACCTGACTCACACGATTCCACAGCAGGCGGTCACACTGTTTGTCGGAATAGCGTTTGCCCGGAACTACTCCGGCGCCGGTAATGCCGTCACAAACTGTCCAGACGCCCGCGACGTCTTTATAGGGTTCATACACCCGCCCCTCCACGCCATCCTTACCACCGAGAAAAATGGTAGTAATCAACATCGCCCCGCCGCCAGCCGCTGCCAGCAACTTATTGCGCAGGCTGTTTGACATAGCCATGTGCTAATCCTCATTCAGTTGCTGCTGCGTAGGCCAGCGCTGGAGAGCCTGAATCTGCGCCAGTGTGTGCTTTCGTTTGTAATACCAGTTAATAGCGAATGTGAATAACGCCACGATAATGCCCGCGATAACGCCGACGGCGCTCCATTCGTCAGGACTGAGCCGGGTCAACAGGCCGTTGGCTACTGCCCCAGCAGATGCGCCGTAAGCTGCGCCTGATGCCAGTTTGCTCATATGATTGATGCTCATTGCCACCTCCGTAGTTACGGTCGGTGCGGTCTGTAGTCTGAAGGAATAAAGTGCGCATCGACGACAAGGATCACGAGGAGTGTGGGAAGGGATTCGTCGTGCGCAAAATAAAAAAGGCCCGCCGAAGTGAGCCTGAGGTAACGTAAATATGGGTAAACAAAGGACTCACCGCATTTTTAGCGACAAGAAAACGTTAAGTCATTGCTACGGTTAAGCAGCCAGAAAGAAAATTTCTGGTAAATAGAAACGTGTATCTTTATAGCGCCTCTTTAGGAATTGAAGAG